CATCGAAGCCTTGTTTTGTTTTGATTTCTGAAACTTTAGTTGCTGTTATTGCCATTGATTTTCTCCTGTTTAGTTACCCATTCATCAATAGTTAATTGCAAACAAACTTTGGGTTTCAAAAGCCGCGTTGGATGCTTTCCCACCTATAATCCACGCTGAACTGCCACTGTTAAATTTAGTGCCTGTGTTAGCTACCGCACCAGAATCATCAATAAAACCGTTAACGCCAAAGAAACCAATGTTATGGTTACCATCGCTAGTCCTAACTCCCAACATAACATCATCAGCCCCATTTACATTTGATGTAATACGGACACCTTGAACAGCAACAGTATTATTTTGGAGATGGAGTAACGCACTTGGTGCCGTTATCCCGATGCCGACTCTATCATTAACCGCATCATAATAGATACCACTATCATCTATCCACTCCCATGCAGCCCCACAATGGAAAATTCCCATCATGCCAGGCCCCAAAGTCGCCAATGTAGCCGCTGCCGGATTCTTAACGACAAGATTAAAAGTCGCAACTGTGCCTGAGTTATAAATTATAAACATCAGGTCATTAGTTATAACCGGAAGTGTGACATCTCTTGAAACTCCATCAGGGTCTAATTTTTGGACAACCTTATCTGTTGCAATAAGGGTTTTACTTGCGGCCAGTGTCTCCTCATTTTGGCCGAGTTTAAGAATTGTAAATGCTCCAGACGAAGGCGTTATGCTACCGATAGGTGTGTTATCTATCATTCCCCCTTGTATAATATCGTCATCGTAATAATATATTGGCATTAATCGCCTCCTTCTAAATACAGAGTTACATAGCACGTTCCAGAGCTAAGTGGATCAGTAGAAAGAGTAACCTTCACGGTATTTATCCCAACTAAGGGAACGCTTGTTACTATCACATGCGTTTCATTTTCTGCCATATCTCCTTTAGAATAAATCTCCACGCTGTCTGAGTTCTCGATAGACAGCGTTCCTGTTACAACTGCACCAGAGAAAGACGGCATCTCTAAGACAGCCAGGGTTGCTTTTGCTGTGGCTGTAATAGTAAAAGATTTTACTGTGTCACCTGATACAAACGCTAATTCAGTCCGTGGCGTTTTGGTTAGTGGTTCAAACATTTGATAATTTCTTTCGGTTCCTTCGAGGCCATCTCTAAGGGTTCTTGTCCCTGCCATAATTTTACTCCTTTATATTTTTATTGTAAACTTTATTAAAAGTAACATAAATTCTTTTGATATTTTCGTTTATATTCTTTATAGCTGTTTTATTGCCTGCGATTTCAGCTTGTTTTAATCTTTGCCTCCATTGTTTTAGCCTCCTTTCACTATCAGACGCAAACCCTGTTAAAGATAATTGTGGCCTTAACTCTTTTGATAATTTAGGGTATTCGATAGTCCCTCTATAAGCTTTTAGCCTTTCCTTAGCGACAAGCACGTCATTTATGTTTTCATAAAAAATCCTTGAGTCCGCCCATTCTGATTTTTCACTAAACACTTTGCGAACAAATGGTATTTTGTGCATTTTAATCTCTTCATCATGGATGGCTTTAATGGGGATATCAAAAGTATCTTTAATAAACTTAAAAGCTGAGCCACCGATAGTATCCACAAATAAATCAAGTGTCTCAGGAGAAAAGTCAAGCTTACCTGCTTTAACTTTATCACCTCCTGTAATATCGTTTAATTGTGAGGTTATCCATTGTGATGGCGAGCTTGCTGATTTCCAGTATCTTTGTGAGTCAGGTTCTGGTGTTCTGTCAAATTTATTTACACCAGGCATCAACTCACCACCAAACCAATTTTTATTTTCTGCTATTTGCACAAAAGGGTCAGCAATAGTCGGAGATAATGTTTGCATTAACGTGCCAGCGGCCACAGGGTTAAAGGCATTAAAGAAGGTTGAAGCTACACGCCCTGCGCTTGCCAATGGGTCGTAATTTTTCTGCGAAAAAGCCCTTGATATTTCTGCCCCAAAATTCCAAAATACATTATACCCCCACGGGAGAGGTATTTTTATATATTTGCCTTTTGTATTTGGCAGCATAATAATCATATTACGCTCACGGACATAATTATCTATTTTGTTATAATAATCCTCGCCATCATCATCTACCCCACCCGCAAAAGCGTTTAACACCCCGATTAAAAAACTCGCTCCTATTATTCCGGCCATATGTTTTCTTACTGCTGGGGACTTAGCCCCTGCTCTAAATATTCTGTATGACCCCTGTATACCTGCATTAGCGAATAAATATAAAGAGTTTATAACCGGCCCCGCTGCTCCTTTTTTTGTAAAATCAACAGTTAAGTCAGAAGCTATTTGAGCAGCTCTTTCATCTGTCTTGCCTTGCTCAACGGCTAATTTAAAAACATGAAGTCTAATGCCATTCTCAATAGATGTATTCATATCTTCTATTAATTGCCCGCCAGCGATAATTGTTTTTAATATGGGGCGCTCACCCTTGGCTAAACTTATTTCAGTTTTAATTTTTTTACCAAGATTTTCAACCGAGCTATGTACGTCAGCCCAACCAATTTTCCCACCTGCTGCCTTAAACCGTTCATAGTAAGCCTCAAGCTCTGTCCCTTTAGGATTGCCTCTTTCTATCGCGTAAATTGCGCCCCATGCTTTTCTTGCCCCACCCAACATACTTTTACCTTTTACCCCTGTGTCTTTAATATTAATCCCAGCAGTTTGGATATCACGGATAAAGTTTGAGACAATAAACTCAGGTGACCATGTGGTATTTATTTTAGCAAGAAAGCGATTTACTTTAGCGAGTTGGTTTATAATAGGACCGGTCATGCTATCTTCTGCTTTTAATGTCCGCATCATAAGCATAGCATCCGCATTATCTGTTTGTACTGTGACAATATACTGCTCTCCATCAACCATTAAGCGCATCTCATTAGGCTGGACATCAAACATATCAGGGTATAGTCTTAAATTACCATTTGCGTCATGCCGTGATGATTTCTTTACAGCCCCAATGCTTATTATATCTGACTCTGGGTTGGCCTGTATCAACCCCAATAACGCTCTTTGTGAATGTGCTTTTTCCGCTATAGTTATAGCTTTTTCATAATTAGTTATAGAGTGAGCAATAATATCAACAACATTTCTCGTAGACCCACTTCTTGTTTTTATCGCTCTACCTGAAGGCTTCAACCCTTTTGCAGCTCCGAAAAGCCTATCATCAAAACCTTCTCTGTATAATGGAACATAATGATCATACTTATTTAAAATTGCCTCATATTCTTCTAACGGTATTTGACCAGAGTTATAAAGAAGTTCTAAAGAATTTTTATTTAAAGAGTCCACCATCTGCCCAAGTTCTTTTATTTTTTTATCACCTTTATACTCTTGTAATATATCTCTTGCTTCTTCATTTGTCATGCCTGATGGTTTTGATGAAAAATCATTCCATGATGTAATAGTTTTTCGCAAAACTTTTTCACTGCCATATTTAGTTATAATATCATTTAATGCGCTAAACCATTCGTTAGGCGTTTTTAAGCCTTTGGTAAATTTTCTAATATCATCTACTTTTTGCTTTTCTTTACTTGCTTCTAAAACTTTAATAATTTTTTCAACTTGCAACTTAGCGTTCGACCTTTTAAGTGCGTTGTTAGCCTCTTGTGCATGGAGTGCATGTTTATACGCTTCTAAATCTTCAACGTTTATATTATACTTAGCCATTTTTTCAATTAACGGCTTTATCTCCTCAGCCCACATTGTCTGTATTCTCGCAGCAGTTCTTTTAGGCCGTTGTGTTTCTTTCAAAAAAACATTTATATTGTCGGTAACTTTATCTAAAAAACTTTGCACTGTAGCAATAGGTCTGTTTTTATCAACAACCCACCACATAGCATCGTTGAAATGGCGTGTTATTATTGCTCTTGCTGCTTCTGAAGGGAAGAGGTTAAATCTCTTTGCCAATTCAGTTGTCTTTTTTAATGTTGGCCTTTCTGCTTTTTCTTCTACACTTCTTTCTCTCATAAGCCATGCGTCTTTTTTCTGCTGGCGCTCAGCGTATGTTTTCATTATTTCCTCAGCCCATTCTTTTGTGCTGTCCGGCTTGGTCTGGAATTGCTTGGTATCTTCTTGCCCTGCCATCTGGTATCTTATGTCTGGGTTAGACGGATCGAAAGCGCCAGTGTTGTAAATGGATTTTATTTGGGTTGGGTTGAAGGCTACGTATTGGTTATAAACTTTTTCCCCATCGCTTATATTTAATGCGATTATTCCATCATATTCCCCTTCTGCCTTATATTTTATTACATCTCTATGCAATTCGCCATCGTCATACCCAGTATAATCATATTCTAAAGGGTTCTGCAATGACAGGTATACAGGAACAATTTTATCACCGTAAAGCTTTGCTTTATTTCTTTCATCTGTAAAAAAGAAAGAATCTCCCTCTGTTCGTCTGAGATCAAATACAGTAAAATTACTATCAGTCCCATGATACATAATTTTTGGTGAACCATCCTCATCCAAAACTTTTGAATCACCAAACCATTTTTTGAAATTAGGATTATCCGTAACAGCTTTGGCAGCTTTCTTTAAAGAAAAACTTATAGCCTGTGCAAACTCGTTAACACCCGAAGCTTCTTTCTTCCCCTTTAAAATTTTACCAGAGTATATATCCCCAAGGATATCTTGGACAGTTCTAACCTGATGTTGAGACTTTGAAAGAAAATCCCTTATAGTAGTTATAAAGTTGACTACTTTTTTAAGTACTAATCTAACACTCATCTTTTCTTTTTGCCATGTGGCTAATCTACTGCCTAAATAATCAGCCCTATGTTCTGCTGTTGGTTCAGATACACCATCAGACTCTCTTATCGCCTCGTTAATAGTGTTGATATTATTTTTAGATAGGATGCCATTAGTCTCAAGGTAATGCGTAAGTTCATGCCATAATGTTTCTGTATCAGCCGTTGCGCCTTTGCCACCTGTCTTTACTTCAATATCAGTTCTTAGAAAACTGCCGACAGGAATCCTGCCCGCTGATGTGTTAATGTAACCGTTTATATGGTCAACTTCATGTATTGTTATTTTCTCACGGCCGACAGGCTTAAACCAGATGTTACCATCTTTGTCTTTGCCTACTGCAACGTTTTCCATGCGGGTGAAGATTTGTTTTATGTCTTTTCTTGTTATTGTTTGAGATTTTGTGGGTTTAGTTGAAAACAGTTTAACCCCGGCATCTGTTTTTTTAGTTTTAAGTGTACTAAAAATTTCATCAAAAGCTTTTTTAATAGGGGGCAACTCCTCGGTAGTAAGATAGGGGTATCTTTCCATGTTTTTCTGAAAATTTTCTATTTGCATAACGTTTGCCAAATAGTCATTGTTATAATCTGCGGCAGCCATTTCACCAATGATATAATTTTCAAAAGCTCTTGCAGCTCTTTCTATAATTCTTGACCAATACCCGTTCTTTTTCCCAGCATCAATTCTACGAGACCTTTTATACATATCGGAGCCATTAAGCACTTTTACTAATTCAGAGAATTTTATTTCAACCTCTGGCCTAACACCCTCAACTCTTACCCATTCTTCTTTATTTGTTTTAATAAATTCATAATTTCTTTGAGTAATTTCCATACCTGTTTTTATATTTTTATAAACAGTTTCAGGCCGATAAGTTATATAATTATTTTCACGAGATACCCCCGCCCCTCTTTCTTTTTGAAAATAATTATCTAAAGCATGAAACCACTCATGGGCGAGAGATCCAGCCCCTTTTGTTTTTGTCAAATTAATAACAAATTTTCCTGGTTCAAAATGCGCCGCCGCACTCCCATGCCCTCTTGAGCCAAAACCTAACCCTAAATGACCGTTAAAAGAAATGGCTTTTGGTGGTATGTTTAATATAGCGGAAAGGTCTAATAACGCATCATAGGCCGCATTAATCATTCCTTGCCGTTCCTTAGTATTCTTCCCTTGTTTTACCCATAACCCAAATTCAACACCTCTAAACCCAAAGGCTTCTCTAAATTCTTCAGCCCCGACATCCTTCCCCCCCCTGTGGTCTTTGCCTGTACGGGCACGATTTATTTTATTTCTTACATCTGCTTTATGGATATTGTCTCTTTTTTTTACTTTTTCCCATTCTTCTATGAGGTCAGTAATATTATTGTCTCTATATTCAAAAGCTTCTTTAGAAGTTTTAAACTTTTTCAAATTCCTATATTCAACGTCCCCTTTTTTGTTAATAAAATAACCGTTTGCGATACTTCCCCTGACTTCAAATTTTATTGTTTCTTTAGGTTTATCAACAGCTTGCTTTAAATCTTTTTCAATATCTGTGACAACTTCTTCAAAGCTTTCCTTGTAGTTATATAATTTATTATTAACACTTAAATACGGAGATTTTATTTTGTTATTATCTTTATCAAAAGTATAGGCTTTTGCAGCTAAGTTTATTCTTTTAATTTTATCCCAAAGATTTTTATCTATTTTTTCAAAAATTGTAACTTTATCCAAAAACCCTTCAAGGTATGTAGTGCGGCCAAGCCTTCTAACGGCCTCTATTAATGATTTTTTATCTATTGTGCCAGATAGTAACTTTTCTGTAAGCCCCCGCAACTCCTTCACTTTCTCAGCCCACCGTTTTACCTTGGATTTTACACGAGGTTTACTTGGTATCTCAGCCCTTGCAACAAAAGCAAAGGCAGACTCAAAACTATTATCTAAGTCTTTGGGTTTAGGCCATATTTCACTTAATGTATGAGACGCTATGCCATCATCTGCTATCGTTGACTTAATCTGTTTTGCAATATCTTTTCTTGCGCCACCAAGCTTTTCCCCAACATCTTCAATTTTTATTCCCGCCGTTGGCTCTTGTATCCCTTCAACATAACTCTCACCCTCTATATCCGGGGTTTCACCACGAGCAACCCTGTCGCCTGATAAGAACCGTTCTATTTTCTCATGTCTTAATTTCTGTTCAGCCTCAAATAAAGTAGTACCGATGCCATGGCTGAATTTTATAATCATAAACTTTTCAGAGCCATCAAGTGTTGGAAGTTTGAGCCTGTGTTTATCAAGATACTCTCTTGTTTTCTTAACGGCTTCTCTGGCTTGTTTTAAGTTGTCTGCCTGGACGATGATTTCATCCCCACCGACTCTATTAATAACTTTAACATCAAGCCCTGACGCTTCTTTGAGAGCTTTAGCCCATGATCTTAAAAAGTCGTTCCCTGCTTCATGGCCGTAAACATCATTAACATATTTCAGCCCGTCAGCATCAAGGCTGATTTGTATTTTCTTTTTCTGTGAATCTTCGTAAGCTCTTTTTGATTTTAACCCGGTAAGAGGGTCGGTATAAAGAAGTTCAGTAAGCTCTTCTCTTGATAGTTGGTCAAGTTTTGTTGCTTTCTCTTCTGCGGCAAGGCCGTCTAAAAACTCGTCTCTTACTTCTGTGTTTTCAACGATCTCTTTTTTGGGGAGGATTAAATCTTTTATTGAAAGTTTGTTACCGTTTTCGTCTGTCCAAAAAGCATCTTTGCCATGTTCAGGGATGTTGTTTTCAAGTTCTTGAAGGGCTGCCTCATATTGTTTTATTTTTTCTGCGAATATAAGCTCGGCAGCATTTGGTCTAAGTAAGTCAGCAACCCGTCTGTTCTTTGGAGGGTTAATTGCATTTTTTTTATCATACGCTATCTTAGTACCGGGAAGTCCTTCCCGTTTATTGTCAATACTCCGTTTGGATTCTTGTCGCACATTTCGTCCAGTGTCATCCCCTCGTATATTCCTGTTCCCGTCATTGAGAACCCGCCCCTTACCCTCTGCTTTTGGGACAAGTTTTCGCTCCCCATTGATTGTTCTTCTTGTCTTGTCTCTCTGGAGTCTTTTTTCTGCTTCATAATATGTTTCCCCCTTTCCTGATGAAAAACTAACTTTTACTTGGACACCGCTAAAAACTAACTCATTAGCTTTAATATAATTGTATACTTTATTTATATGCTTGTCAATATTTTCTGCATCATTAGTTTGGATTACAAACTCGTCACCGCCAAGTCTGGCTATATCAGCAGTATTGTACTCACTTGCTATTAACGCCTTACTAAAAAAGACTATAAGTTCATCACCGGCTGCATGACCAAGCCTATCATTAACCGTTTTTAAATTATCGATATCAATACTTATTTGTACTTTCTTTTTCTTCGATCTGTCATAAGCTCTTTTGTTTCCAAGGCCGGTAAGGTCATCTGTTAATATTGCTTTAATAAAATCCTGTTTAGTCATATCGCCAATTTTTTGACGTTTAGTTTCACTTATCTTTTTGTCTAACCATTCATCTCTCACACCTTCTGGCACTGGTGGGAACTTTAATTCATCTATTGTGTGTGTCCCTTTTCCGTCAGTCCATTTGCCTGTTTTTTCTAATTCATCAAGTTTAGCATTGTAGCTGCTTATTTCTTCCTGATATTTTGTTTCTGCTTTGTTGGCCTCAAGAGTATCTATTGCTCTGCGTTCTGCCTTGATAGGCTGTTCTTCTTTTTTAAATAACTTTTTAGCTTCTTTCTGTTCTTCTGCGCTTATAAGAGTCTCTTTTGGAGCCTCAACAAAGTCTTTATCTTTTGGTATAGGTGTTTTTTTATTAAATTCTTTTTTTAACTCTTCTTGTACGTCTTTACGATATACCAATGCCGCGTCTATAATCTTATCGTTTGGGGTATCCCGCGCTTCATTAAAAGCTAAAACTTCTTGGTATTCTTCAGCGGTAATATTTGCCACAGACTCAGGGTTTTTTTCTAAGTATGCGCTAAAATCGTTTAACCCTTGTGAACGTTCATTCTCAGCAGCGTCAAGAGCAGCTTGCCAGATACTCCCCTGTCCCTTACCGCTCCTTGTATCTTTAAACTCCTGGCCTTCAAGACCTTTTTTTATAGCCTTAATAGCTTCCGCTTTAGACCAACCGTTATTCTTAAACCATTCCGGGAAGGTTGATGGCTGGCTTGCCCATGTTTCTTCTACTGGCCCATATGCTTTATCATCAGTGGTTCTTATCCTTTTCCCTGGTGTAGCTAACTCAATTTCTTCTAAATATCTTTTAAGCGTTACCTCATGTTTTTTATGTGGTGCTTCTTCTTTAGTTTTAGCGATTGGTTGCTCGGTAAGCTGGACGGTATCTTGTTTAGGTTTGCTTATTTCTTTAACAACTTCTTTCCCGCCTTGCTCTTTTGTAGCGTCCATGGCATCAGCAAGTTCCCTGTATAAAGCTGATGTCTGGCCTTCTTCTGCTTGTGCGATGTCGGCTTTTATTGTTTCTATATTTCTGGTTTGAGGTAATGCGCTTGGCTCGACAACCTCTTGTCCAGTAGCAACTTGCTCTTCTGGCACTAAGCTCGGCTGATTAGCCACCGTAAGTTCATTAGTAGTTTCTGTTAAATTCGCTTTTTTTATGTATTTATCGAAATAAGCTGCATTGTATTTATCGAGATAATCTGTATTGCTCTCAGCATCTAAGGGATTTTTTTCAAATTGTTTCTCATTTTCGCTTAAATCTACTATCCCTTTGTCTTCAAAAAACTGGTATGAATCAGCCGCAGGTGATTGCGAGGGTTGTGCCTCAAACACCTCAACTGCTTGGGCGGCTGTATCTGGCTCACCTCTTGGTACAAACTCACCTTGCTCTGCCTGTTCTGTTTGTGTCATATCCTGGAGTAAATTATCTACCACCTCGGCTATTTGTGGGTATGCTGTTTTAAGCTCATTTAAAAGGGTTTCAGTCAACAATCCGTTTTCTGTGCCCATTTGTATAAGTGTTTCTGCTTTTTCTTGTGAGAACTCAACTCCGTTGATGTCAGTACCAGTTTCAATACTTTCTGATATCATAGAAGCAAAGTTGGATTGTTTTTTACCAGTTTCAATTATCTCATCTATTGCAGAAGATAAATTGGGGCCAGCTTGTTTTTTTATTTTTTTAATATCCGCTTCATCAAGCACCCTACTACTAAGAACTTTTTCAAAATTAGCGATATCGTCTGCTTCGATTATAGTATCTATTATTGCTTTTTTCTGTTCAACCGCCTGTTTTCCCTTATAACTATTTTGGAAAGAATTAGGGTTGTCAGGGTTATTGTCATCATCTGTTTTATCAGGGTCTATATTTTGTTTTTTATTTAATTTGCTCGCCACATCAAACATCATAGATGTTCCACTACCACCTATAGCACCCATAATACCAGCATCAATTAATCTTTGGCCTATCTCCTCCGGCGGAGTATCATCTCCGATAATGCCTTCAGCATAAGCAATTTGCATCGCCTCGTTAAGAAATTCCTGGATACCTTCTGCTGTTCCTGCTTTAATCGTTTTTGTTACAAATTTACCACCTTTTTTTGTTATTATACCTAAAGGGACACCCTCACTTAATACTTCAAGCGAAGCATTTACAACGCCTGTCATACGTGCTTCTGTCGTGCTTTTCCCTTCTGCCCTTTCTGCTGCGTAAGTGCTACCATAAACTTGTGGGAACATTGACGCTAAACCCAACTGAGGGTTTTTTGTCAAAACCGTCACCCCCGTACCTATGAGAAGTGACGGGATAACAGACTCTATCGCACCTGTGACATACCTTAAAGCCGAGCCTTCTCTTGTTACAGGTCTTACATAATCACTGAATTTTTGAGTTGCTTCATGAATACCTGTGCCAAAATCAGCTATTTTATTCATTCCTGTTTCTTTGAGTTTAGATCGTTCTACCCACCCTTCGCCTTTTTCTAATAAATTTAATGCTGTCTTAAGAGATTTATCATCACCTTTTTTTATTAACCGTTGAATTTGAGGGGTAACTTCATTCCTAAAAGTATTATTGCCTTTTAAATCTGCGTTCCACTTGCTAATATCTGACTCACCAAGATTTTTTAAAGCATCAGAGCCTATATTAAAAATATCCCCCACAAGGTTATACATTGGATTTGGACTTTTTGTTTTTGAACTGCTGGCTTCCTTTAGCCTTTGTTGAGCCATAACAGAAGAATACCATTTAGCCGCTTCTGTATCTCTTAAATATTTTAAACCTTCCCCGCCTTTTTTTACTGTATAGCCCATACCTTTTTTTGCCATGCCAAATAAAGTAGTTGGCTCTGGTTCAGGACGTAAAGGCTGTGTTGTTTGTGGTTTAGCTGCTCCATCTCTTAAGAGTGTGCCAAAAGCGTCTTTAATCTCTTGTTGTTTCCTTTCACTTGTTTCTCCAAAATGCCTAAGAAGCCCGCCGCCAGCGCCAACTATATCAGACGCAGCGACAAGACCAGACCGAGGAATAGCTAAGAGTGGGTTAGTGGTATCTTCCTGCGGTGCTGTGCCGAGGTTTCTGCGTACAGGTTCGGGGGGCTGTTCCGTTTTTAACTCTTTATTAACGCCGGTTATTTCTGACCATTGTTCAAAAGTTTGCCCATCTGGTTTTTCTGCTCTGGAAAAAACATCTTGGGCTACATCATTAAGAGAAGCCCCTTTGTAATAATCTTTATTTTCGTTGTAATAATCTGCAAGTATTGGCATAATTTTTTATAACCCAATTAATAATTTTTATCACATTTTTAAAATGTTGACGCTCTTAAAAAATCAGATGTGCCCCGCACATTATATTTACTCTTCTTTTTGTTAGTATTAAATACATCGGGTAGTTTAGATATTCTATTAGTTAATATTTTGTTGCCTTTTGCGTCAACACCCCATCGCAACTTCCCACCAGTGGGGGCTTTCCATGTACTCTCTTCGGCTGGCTCTTGCCTTGGTTCTAAATTATAAGTTGATGGCTGAGTCATATAGCTCATCCCTGTCTTTTCATCATATCTTTCTTGTGGTGCTATGTATTTCATCCCAGCGAACTTATTTCTTTCTTTCGCCACGGCCATCTGGTTTGCGGCTCTCATGCCTGCCCTTGCAGTTTCTCCTTGGTCCAGAAGCCTTGCCTTTGCCATTTCATTTTCTCTTACTTTTTGTGTCTCCAAAGTATTAGCGGCAACAGTAAATTTTTTATCTTTTAATGCGGCAAGATTTGTACGCTTTTCTTTTGCTATAGCATCATTCTTATTTCTCAGATACATTAAATCACGTTGCTTTTTATACTCGTCACTTAATTCACCTGACTGTTTACGAAATAACATATTTATCTCCTTATTTTAATTGTTTGGTATGCCGAATCCATCAAGCGAATATATAAAACTGCTTCTTGACCCTAACGCCGCAATATCTGTTTGCCAATCTATAGCCATTTCTTTTATTCTATCTATTATAGCACCTGTGCTAAATTTTTCACACTCATTTAATTTGAATTTAGAAAAATCTGTTATACCTTCTTGCTTGTAACCGATTACATAAGCATTATATGTATCAGCTTCTATTATAACTGGGTACATTTTCCAATATGGGTCTGACCATGAATAGAGATGTTTATAATTGCGAGTAACATATATATCAAATAAATAAACACTGTTATCGCAAGTGCTATAAGATGAAGGAAAAGTATGGCTTAACAATTCATTAGTTTGTGTGATATAGTCATCCGCAAATTCTTCTAAGCCATATCCTACGTTTATTTTTTCTATTATTGAATTATTTTCAAAAATTAAAATTTTATCTTTATCATAATATGAGGTAACTGTTTCCTCTTTAATTTCATTATCTTTATAGATCGTGCTTTCTTCACCTTGAAAAGTTATAGGGAAAGGTTCACTATATTGGTAGTTAGGTAAAGAATATTTATCTCCTGGAATAGAATAAACTTCTTTGCTATAATCTATATACCATGCAGCGAACCACCATATAGGGCGCATATCGCAGGAAGAAACTTTATTATATGTATTTGTGGTTTTGTTTGATTCTTCAAAAGATTGATAATTAGATATATATTTTTCTTTAACTGGTATCCAAAAATAAGTTACATCTGACGCACGGTCTTTTCTGATAGTTCTATAAGTATCATCAGAAATTTTTGATGGGACACGAATACTTGCGGTATCTCTTGTTTCATAATAGCCTTCGATTCTCTTTGTCCATGAGTTATTAGAGTCTCCCACTATTCCTGTGGTTTCATATAAAGTCTGATGCACATCACTGCTGACTCCTATTTCTTGTAATCGCTTCACGCCATCCTTCACTAAGCACGCTGTTTCAGTAGATGTATTTAATACTTCAACATCATTTTCCAAGTCCCATATTAACCGTGATGTCTCGTCATAACTATAACCAAATTTGTCAGAATGAAGAAAATTTAAAGATAGCATTCTTACAGGGCATCTTGCAGGCATACTAAATGTATACCCAATTATCGTATATATATCTTGGCCATTATCTTTACTTTTCAAGACAAGATATCTTCTACGACCAATACCGTAAGACTCAGCAAGATAATTTAAGACTGGATAAATTTTAATCATTGTCAACATTCTTGCTCTATCTTTATAAGCATATGGAGCTTGACAATTAAAATGTATATTTGCTGTAACAACCTCATCTGTATTAAGTTTTATTTGCACAGTATTATTTGTAAAATCAATAGCTCCAAGGAACGATGTTATTTTTTCAGAATACGGGATACCTGTAGTTAAGCAATCTTTTTCAAGATCTACTGTGCTAATATATTTATATGTTAAAACATCAACCATATCTTCATTTGGTGAGGCAATATCTGTAATACTCAAATCTGTAATAACATAAGTTCCCTCAAGCGCATCCTCAATATCTATTCCATGGTCTTTTGTTAAATCTCTTAATATGGTATTACAAGAAAAACAAGAATTCATTTTGCCGTAACAAGGGCTTTCTTTAAATTTAAATGGTAAAAAATTATAATGATGCCGTTCAAATAAATTTCCATTACCAGCACAAAACAATATAACTTTATCTCCAACTGAATGTGGTGCGATACTTAAAGAACCGCAAATAATATTCTTTGTTTCAATGCCTCTACAAACCTTTACTTTATACCTTATACCTGTATAGGCCGCAGCGTTATCAGTCCAAATATTAAATATCCATCCATAATATTGTGCAGAGCCATATTCAGATTGATAGTGTAAACTTAATTGAGTTGAAAACATGGATGAAGGATATTCACCTTCCTTAGAATCAGGATTAATAACTTCAATAATAGTACCTTCTGAAAAGTACCTGCTGCACCAGCAATAAGTGACTTCTGTTATTACTCTTTCCTCTACTGGAATAATCTGAGTAGGAACGTAAATTGTTACAGTGTCAAGGTTCATAACTCTTTTACACGAAATAATAGTACCGTCACTAAATTTAACATTACGCTGATTTTGCTGTAAGCCTTGATAGCTCATAGCATTAATCAGAATGTCAAGTTGTACCTGTCCAAACCGCCTTAAATTCTTTGCAGCTTGTTCATCTCCTATGTATTTAAAAGCAACAGGCATTTATGACTCCGCATGTGGATATTGATGTGTTTCACTAAGAGACGCACTATTCCCTAAACTTTCAGTATGATTATGAGATTTTGAAAGGCCTCTACTTATAGAATCCCCGATACTTGCAGATGCGTTTACAGAACTTAATGCTGATGCCGCTAATTGAGCCGATACATTTGCAAGAGCTTTCGCACCTTCAACACTTAATCCCATCTGACCTAAATATGCTTGCAATGTTAATTCTGCTTCTTTTAAAGATAGCATTGTTTGATTATTAGCTTGAGAAATTTTTGCTTTATATAATTCTATCTGAGCGTCTAATTTTGTTGCTTCGGCCTTTGCATCAGATTCATACCCAGCTACTCTATAACTATAAACTTTAGCAATAGATTCTATAATACCAAGCTCTGTACTTACATTAATCTTATATGCTTCAAGATCGCTTTGATATATTGCAACAAGATTTTTGTTTGACTCCATAATAACTTCAGCTTGCGTTTTATTAACATCTAATTCCATCTGCGCAGCTTGTAGTTTTGATATGTAACCATCAACCTTAGTTTTATATGTAGTTAAAACTATATCAACTAATGTCTTAGCAGCTTCTAATAACCTGTTTTGAATATTATTATATAATTCTTTTTCTTGCCCTTCAAGAGCAAGAGCAGATGTAATATTGAATTTAGTATGTTCATGAGCAAGCCTCGCCTGCTCTATCATAATTTCATAATTCATCTGCTCGTTATTTCTATTTACTTCGGCATTAACTCTTAATATTTGTCCTGCATGTGCGCCTGGCGGAGTTTCGTGACCTCTTACAGCATAATAAGTATCAACTTCGTCATACATCCGTTCATTTTCTAATTCTGTTCTTGCTCTTGCTCTTGCCCATAAAGCATCTTCAACATCTTCACCAAGACCAGTACCACCATCATTAATATATGTTGCCATTAAAGCCTTCAAGACTGTATTAAGTGTACTTGAATATCCACTATCTTGATAAGAAAAGTCAGTTGCAGGATCAACAATATCATATACAGGGATAGTAACACTTGGAATTGTAATTGTATCAAATGTAGGTCTTGTCGGCTGTTCAAAAGTTTCAGGTGTCATCTCAGCATCAGTTGGCGGAGTAGGTCGTAAAGTTGTCAATGTACTTTCAATCTCAACTTCTTGAAAATTATAATCAATATCAATTGCCGGAGTATTTATACTTGTAAAGGTATTTACAAGAGTCTCTAAATAATACTCTGCCGTTGTCATCGAATTAGAGGCATATTCCTGCGCAGTAGTAAACTGTGACGATACAACCTCGGATGCAGCGTTCGCACCTGGATCAAATTGCATATGTGGAACAACATCAACTTGTATAGCCATATTATTTCTCCTTTAACTTCCCTGTGGTTTTTTACTTCCAATAATAAAATCGGCTTCAATGAAATCAAGGCTAAAATCACAACCGTCTACATTTTGAACCTTCATGTCCCAATATCTGCCTTTCTGTGTTCTTTTACCCCACAAAACACCACTGCCTTGCTTATTACCTGCCAAGGTAGGTGACAACGAATAGGTTTCAGAGCTGCCTTCGTCTGCGGCTGTTACAAGTTGTATACTACCACTTGCTTCATAACCAACAATTATTCGGCGCATTTTCTTCTGATTTGATAATCCATAATCACTTCTTGTAAACTCAGCAAAAGCATCAATATTTGTATCATTATCATCATCTGCTTCGTCTAATTCATAAATGCCATCAGAGTTAAATCCAAAATACCTGCCGCCTATTTCAGCAAAGGAATTAAAATTATAATTGGTATATTGGGATAACGCTATATTTTTCATGTTCATTGCTAAGGTCAAATATTCCATATTAATAGTCCCTTCCAGTATGTTTTTGGCAGCATTAATACCTGCTATGTCTTAGAATTTCACTTGAGAATCTACTCTCAAGCCTACCCTCTGAATATAAACTAACATCTGGCATTGTGACATCTGCCGTACCTTCTACAGTAAAGCCACCCGTTGCAGCTAAAGTGATATCAGTCATCGTAACGTCAGCCGTGCCAATACAGCCAGTAAGCCCGATTGCTTCTAATAATACATCAGATATCGTTTCATCAAATGTGCCGCCTACGACAGCCGATCCATTAGCCTCTAATGTGTAAGATGGGTTTATCACATCAGTAGTCCCGACTATCCCGACAAATCCTGATGCTGATAAAGTAAGGTCAGGGCAAACAAGAGAAGCTGCGCCACCTCCATGAGCTTCTAATGTTAGCTTAGGGAATGTAACATCAACTGTGCCTGATACTGCAAGTGAAGATGCCTCTAATGTTATTATTTTATTTGAAACTGTGAATATTGAATCAACAACAGACACAGGATAAACAATATCCATAGCTACATCTATTTTTGATTCAGCATTATTTGATACGTTCATCGTTAAGTTTACACAACTAAACACAGATGCAGGAGTAGTGGCAAAAGTAACACCAGATGTCAAATTAGATGCGTAAAAAAGATCCGTGCATGTTATATTCTCTGTAAAACCATAAGTGAAAGGAGAATAAAAATTAACAAAGTTTGTGTTTTCTGCACTTGCTGAGATTGCTGTATATGAAAAGTCAGGGGTATCAAGTGTAAACGAACCCTTTGAACTTAATGTTAAATCAATATTTTTCTCAGCGATACGGTCAACAGAAGCAGTTGTTTTTGCAGAAGCGGTTATGTTTAAATAAGTTGTTGCATAATCTTCTATTGTGTATTGGTAAATATTAGGACTTTCACCAGCTACGTAAAGTTTTAATCCATCAGGCTTAAAGAAAAAATAAGATAATAACGGTTGCTCTGATGTAAAATCACCAAATTTATTACTGTAGATACCAGTGTCAACCGCCCAAGGCAGTGATGTTGAAAATTGGTAAATTTTTGGCTGGCTTAAATCTGTAATATAAAAATATGTTCCACTGGGATGGAAGAATAAGCAGATAGAGTTACTACTATAACCAGAGACATCAAGTTGCGTATCATAAGAAAGCGTAGTTATATCCCACGCAGAAGTTAAATTATATTGTTTTATAAAACCGTTAACAAACCAATAGAATTTTAACCCATCAGGCTTAAAGAAAAGGCCAGATTTATATACACTCGATATTAAATCAATTCTTTGGTTAAATGTAATAGAAGATATATCCCACGGGGTAGAAAAATCATATTGATATAAAAAAGTTTTCCCATATGTACTGGAACCCAGAGTAAAAAAAATAGACGTACCGTCAGGTTTCAGGAACATACTATCTGTGTTATGTGTGGTATTATACTCAGTTGCGAAAGATAATGTATCTATTTCCCATGGCGAGGTTGTAGTGTATTGTACCCAATTTGGAGCTGCGGTGTTCCCCGAAGCAATAAAGTTAGCCCCATCTGGCGACCACGCAGCCCCAGATAAAAATTGGGGAGAAGTAATAGCCTGCTTAGCACTAACATCATATAATTTACCATCATAACTCGCTGTATTTATAGTCCAAGCCACAAAAATACCTCTTAGTTAAACATTCTGATAACTAATTGTAACTCCAACTTTTAAAACATCACCATTTTCAACAGGCTTGACTGTATCAGCTTTAGCAGCACAATACATAACTGCACCAGCAGCAACTTTATCGCCTTTAGTATTATTTGACATTAACGCTGCACCATAAATATTCTTTGTGGCATTCATAGTAAAAGCTGCTTTTGTACTGTTTGTTATAGAAGCAGAAGCAGCAGCGTCCTCAACCCATGCTTGCCTCGTAGCTTCTGTATATGCTGTACTTTCTGTGAATACTGGGACAGCATATGTATCAGTAACTAACGGAGTATAGTCATCTTCAAATAAAGCTATATACCAAGTTGTGATTGCAGCAGCGCCATGAAAGTTGACATTAAGGATCTTATTAAAGCCTTCTGTGGTAGTAGCGTTGTTTGCTAACCAGGTATCAACAAGTTTTCCATCTCTCCATAATTCAAAATCAAATACTGACCATCCTTGGGCTGTGTTTATATATCCTGGCTTTTTTGGTGTTATAATTTTATTATCTAATTGGTGTATCATTATCGCCTCCTATGTTGTTAATGTTGCCCATATTTTTACTACATCTAAATTCTCAACTGGCACTGCTGCTGTAAATTTTGCAGCCGCATACAAAACACCATCTGATGTTGAAAGTATGCCTTTAACATCATCTATAAAAATATCACATGCGCCTATATCAACAGTATATTTTAACCCTATAGATATAATTGTAGAAAGTAATGTTGGGTCTGAAAGTGTCATTGTGACTTGAGTCCATGTATTCGCAGAAACAGCGGGGACATCAAGAGTTTCGAGTGGGCTTGCGCAAAGCGCTGTATCATCAAGAAGTAGTTGTAGATCGCCAGCGTTTGTAGCAACAGAACATTTTAACCACATCCTGATTTTATCAGCTTTAGTTAAGTCAACAGCAACAACCTCAGTGGCAAGGATATCACCGGCAGCACAAGCAGCTGCAACAACAAGTTTCGCTGAAGAACTACCAACCTGACAATCAGCATCAGCAGTAGAAGTTACATCTGCATCCACTGATTCATCCCAGGCATCCTCGCAATCTTCTATTAATATTTCAGAGTCAGTGTTACCTTTTAAATTGTCCCCTGCACCGCCACTTACAAGGCCAGCGCCATAAAGGCTTTTTGTTCCATTTATATTTACAGTCGCCTTATTACTTATGTTATCTAACGACCTACTGGAAGCTGCACTCTCTACAAAAGTCTGCCTGACTGTTTCAGAATAAGCAGTACACTCAGTAAAGCCTGGAACAGCGTATGTGTCTGTGACTATTGGAGTATAATCATCCTCAAACAACAAAATATACCAAGGGTTAAGTTGTGTAGAACCATGAAACATACAATTTAAAAAAGCGTTTGCGCCTTCATCAGTAACTACATTGTGGCAATCCCTTAAAGATGTTTTTAAAAAACCGTTTTTATCAAATACATCCAAATTCCAGATTGAAACTGGATGTGGAATTTGTATTTTCATGTTTCTAAACTCCTTTATTATGGGGTATTTTCTATATCCCATTCCTTAATATTATAAACGTCACCAACTACTACATCTACGGCAGTGGCAGCTTCTACGTGGAATAAGACAGTGGTAGAAGCAAGAGCGACATATTTTATTGTCCCTGCAGCTGTTATAGTGACTTCTTTATCTAAAACAGATACTCTCCTGCCCCCTGTAGTTATTCCGCTTTTTATATTGCTGAAATGAGCAATACCCATTGTCACACTGCCAAGAGAATAACTTGCTAATTCTGTGATATTAGAAGGTAAAGCGCTGCAAACGTGCATAACATTAGTGTTATTTTTTATATACTCTGGTAATAAATCCAGCAATAAAGTGTTTGTATATGCCACAATACACTCCTTATGCGTTAGGCAGTGTAAGTTTAAAGGTAGTCAGACTTACAGGTAAGCCTGCCGTTATACTTGTTGTCGTCAAATTAAGCTCTGCACCTGAAACAGCAACACGGAAATCCAGTCTTCTTGCAGTAGTACTTGTGCCTGTGGTATAATTGTTATCATACAATCTTGCCCATCCGGCTGTTCCGGTTGCAAGCCCATTCCCTGACCATGTCTGTGTGGGTTCTTTTGAAATAGTTCCAGCTGAAAAAGCATCTAAAACAAGGCCATTAGTTACTGCCCCTGCAGAAAAAGCTCCACTTGCATTTGTTATAGATACGAGCTTTGTCCCTGATTCAACAGTATCAGCATTTGCAGGTTGGTTACCGGAATAAATATCAAGCACTGAATGTTGAAATATATCAAAAAAAGTTCCACCAACTAATGTAACAAGTGTAACACTTTCACCTGCGGCATCAGCAGCCGTACTGCCTGTTGGAATTGTTATTACTCCAGCAGTTACAGCAGATGGAATGAAAGGGCCATGGATAGCAGCCATACCTCCAGTGAATCCATAAGCAAGGATAGATGCGTTTGGAATAAATCCAGCAGTTAAAAAACCATTTCCACTATCACTGATAGTATCAGGACTTGCGCCATTATCTTCTGCACTAATCGTTGTAGCTGTTAAAGTAGCAACATGCCTTGTTGCGCTCTGGCTTGCTAAAGCATTTCGTAAACCTGTTGAAAAATTAAGTGCCATGGTAAAACCTCCTATGGCTGTAATGTTAAAGTTAATTTTCTATTTTTATATATACATGAACCAAAATTAGCTGATGGGTAACTAATAGTATCCTCTGTTAAATTGTTCAAACTACCATCAGACAAGCCAAGACAAATACCACGTTCAGAAGCAATTAAAACAGCCTTATAACCCATTTCAAGATTACCGACCTGAGACATCATTAAAGGCACATACGCCCCCTCTATGGCAGGATAATCAGCTACAACCTTGCGTGATAAATCCTTTGAGTTTGTTCCACCATAAAATAGTATCTCTGTGCCGTTACTAACAAAAAGGCCACCATCAACAGGGGCAATCATTCTTATCCTTGAGCTTTCAGAGTAATATCCTTCTGCCATCTCAAACCAATTTCTTGAATTTAACTCAGAACAATAGAAATAATTATTAATAGCTATATAAATTTGACCATTGAAAAAAGTAATAATATGCCCTGCGGGAGGATTACTATAATTTTTAACTGTGGCATGCCCTACATAAGTTGGAGCTGTCCATGAATAAGAAACTCTATCCTTCACATACCCAACTTCAACAGTATTTGTATAATAAATTTTATCCGCAACTTTTACATATGACATTCTAAGTCCAGGCGTAATTTGTCTTATAGCTGTAACGGAATAATCAGACGGCTCAAAGACAGATAAAGCATCTCCTGTAATACAAAGAGCATAATTTCCACAAGAAAAACCGCTATGATAATCCCCTGATACTTTTTCATCAGTGCCTTTTCTTCTTGAAATTCTGCCGGTATCATCAATGTCAATATTTTTACATGCCGCAAGTGCTTGGTTCCCCTTTGCAGGGTCAAACGGCAACCTTGTAGGATCAGCGACAGTCTTAAGCCCGGTTGTATTGTTAAATAACAACATATTATAGAAAACTCTCCAAATTTAAACTATCATTAACTTCTATAGGACATCTTGCTTCAGGCCCAACATACCGATTTAATTCAGCCATCGCTTCGTTAAATTCATTTTTATAATAATTTGTGTTTGTCTTGGCTCCGTTTTCCCCGTCCTCTATAAGCTTATAAATTTCTTTTGCCACATAGTTTACAAGGAGCGGTCTGGTTAGGAACTCTGGCAACGCATCGTTTTGGTCGCCGCCAACCGTTTGAATCGTTGGGCTTTTGTAATAATGAACTCTTAACGTTTCCGCCGAAGAGGGAATACGTTGGTAATATAATCTGTCACCTCGCCTTGCTACCCCAACTACACGGCCTTCAAGATCGAGTCGGCTAAAATCTGAATATAATAACTCAACACTCCCATAAATCTTGATTTTAATGCTGTTTGTGTCTGAGTAACAATAATGCAGGTGTCGTTGAAAATCAGTGGGAAGTGAGGCATAAGCCGTTGAAAGCACCGTGTCTATTGTAGTGTCTGTTTCAAGTAGCTTTGGCAATAAAAGTAGACCGGATATTTCTTTTAATGCTTTGTTTATATATGAAATTGTATCTGTTAAATCAAAAGAGGAATCTTGGATAATAGTTGCAACCTCATCATTTATCTGTGTCGCTGTTTCAATAGCCATTTTATCCCCTTGGGATGGTTGAGGCTGCCTTACAATAACCTCAACCATAAAATAATATTAAGTGTTTAACGCCCTATAAACATAACCTTAACTGATGTAACCCCTGATAAGTCTGCGCCATTCTTGACTTCAAGAGGAGCAAGGCCAGGTATTTCCCATGGGTAGCCTTTTATGTAAGCGCCTGCCGTTACGGTGACATTGGATTTTAAACCAAAAACAAAGCCTTCAGTAGGAGCGACCCCTGCGGTTGCTAATAAATCGCCCGGGCCTTTCCCCCAATTAATACTTGCTTCTCCCGCTGCCGCTGTGGTAGCTGTGTCGATAATTACTTGAGTCGTCCCACCATTAACAGTAAGAGCGCCTGAGATACACCACAAAAGAAGTGGAAAATCAAACGCCTGTGTGTAAGGGTCAGCGCCAGCTTTTGCGGGGTCTTCATCCTCAACAAAACGATCTGTCAAGAACCCACTTGTCGGCTCAGATAAATAGGTTACTACCGCCGTCTCTCCATTCTGTGTCGCTTCGATATCAAGAGCGCCAGTGGCGTAGCCCATCTTAATGCCCACCTCACCAGCCGCCGTAGTATCGGCAATATCAACAGGAAGCAAAACACCCGTAGTCGCAGATTCGCAAAACCCAAAAGCCATCATTTTATTCGCAAGGTCGTTAGCCCCTGTAGCAAGTGTAACAGCTTCCTCTTGGACTAACTGGGCGTAAAGCTCTGTCCATGCTTGTGTGACATAGGTGACATATACAACATCAGTAGCACCATCAGTATAAATCTGAGTCCTAACTCCATCAGCCATAGTCCCAACTACACAAAAAGTATTAGCTGCAAGGCTGGCAGCCGCCTGGCTTTTACCCCATGCCATATTTTGCCCCGCCTGGCATACATTTACAATCCATGCCGCGGGATAGTCCAAAGTGATTAAATTCGCTACAGCAGTATGTTTTTCCTCATAAATAATAGGCGGGGCATTAACAAACGCTTTTACTTTTTCGTTAGTATAGTCATACTCAAAGGTGTATCCATTTTTACCTAAGATTTGCACATGAGTAGCCGCTGACAAACCTACATCAGAAGGCGTTAATGATTCCCCCCCAGTTGGGTAAGAAGAGTCAAAAGCGACATCGCAAAACGCAACCCTTTTAGTGCCGAAAACAGAGAACTCTTTGTTTGTAATTGTTAAACTCATAATAACCCCCTATGTTATCTTAAGGATTACAGGCTGATATTCAGTATCAACACCGGCAAGCCCATGGATGGTTGCAACGGCTGGGATAACAGAAGCGGCAGCCATAATAGCCGACCCACCTGCCACGGTAGCTGTATCCTGTATTACATCTGTACCCAGGGCAACGGTGTCGCCCATCAGTAAACATGCAAGCCCTCTGGTTTGCGCCCAGTAATAATACAGGGCTGGGACAGCAACAACAGGTACACCGACAGGACAGCCGACAGTTGTACTCTCTACAACACCTTTCCATGGGTTATGGACAAGGGTAAACTCAGAAGTAGCGTCAAGGGCAACCTTAATCCCTTCCTCCAGAGTAAGATTAACTATTGTGCCGGATGCGCTTATAGCAGAGTTGGAACTTATAGTGTAAGAATACCCTTCGCCAGTAGCGTCATTAATTTGTAACGCACCGTCCTTTAAGGCATTTGCCGCTATAGCTGTTCCTGCTGTGACTGTTACTGCCAAGGTCGTAGTCCCAATTGCGACAGCGGCGAGGATAGCTTTGTTTGCGTGGGCAGCATCAATAGCCGCCGAGATACCAAGCTTCCCAGCGGCCAAAGCTGAAGCGCCTGCTTGAGCATAAACAAACTCTCTCCCATCTTTCAAGAGTCTCCTTGTCCCGAGTGCTTCCTTCTGTGTTGAAGATGTTTGGTAAATTCCCTGGCTAAATCCTGCTTTTTTCATTGGTGATGTACTCATTCTTCGTGCTCCTTCGGAAGCTTATAACCCTCCACCACGCTTCCTGTGGGATTATAGAGGGGTTAAAAAATCTAAGTTAGACCAGAATACGCAATGTGCGCTTTTCTGTTGTTGACTACCTGATTTCCATCAAAATAAATCTTTAAGGTCTTATCCTCTGGAGAATCAGGGATGGTTTTCCACTTAGTTCTTACAAACAAACCTTCTTTGTGAACATGGAAGCCAATATTGTTTGAATTTAATGCGAAAAAATAACCGGATGGACAATAATCATCTGGGAAAATTTCTTTGCCTTCAAACTTTAATCCTGTAAACCCTGCCTCGACTGTTGTAGTAGACTCAGTAAACCTCTGCTGTGCCTGCAGAATATCAGAGAGCACATTATAAAGCGTTTCAGTGGTTACTATAATGTCAGGCTTTCCACCTTTACCGTCTCTCAGTTTAGCAGTTGAGCAAGCAGTTCTGATTTTAGAAAGGCTTATTGCCCCGCCATCGCTATTAACTTTCCCTTCCCATGGCTTTGTGCCATCAGCGGCCACGATGTCGTTTTCTGCTTTACCGGCGTAAGCCAAGGTAGCTGTCTCATTACAACAAGCTAAAAGGCCAGTCAGGCGTTTTGAGCTACCACCCGGGGCATCATAGATACTGCTAGCAAGAAGTCTTGTAATAGATTTCTGTGCCCCTGACAGCCTTTGACTCACCATTGAGACTACTGCATATTCACCGGCGTTTTTAAGCCCATCAATACGGTAAATAGTTGCATTCGCATAACAGTGTTTCCAGTCAAAGGCCACAGACGTAATTGCCTCACGATCATCCGATGAGACGGTATCGCCTTTTTCATAAAATTCTGCATTTTGGCCGTCATATTCAAGTAATACTTTAAGCTGATCCCCTCCTGTTGGCCTTTCCCAAATTCCTTTTTGCTGCTTGATGAAATAGTTTAGTAAAAATGAAGTATCAAAATAAATATCCCTTGCCATTTTTCCATCTTCGAGATCATAATAATCCTTAGTTATGATATCGAGTTCATTTGTTGATGTTGCCATTTTATCTCCTTACTGGCGTTATGTGGCTTGCCGCCGTTCTTTTAGGCGAGCGGCAAGAACTGTGTTGACACCGCCAAATTTTTTAGGTTCTTTAAGTTCTGGCGCTACTTTGCCTTGTACTGTCCCTGTTGATGCTGGGCCTGAGCTTAAGACCTGTGCGCCCCTCTTTGCCTTGAAATTCTTAATAATTCTTTCCTCTGTTTCCTTTACGGCCTTTTCCACAGCTTCTTTGATTTTAATTTCGATGTTTTTAGCATTATCCTCAGACGTTAAGGCCATGTGCGCTGATATAGCGTCATACCCTGGATTTGCTTCTACAAACCTCTGGATTTCTCCAGAATCCCACATCTGGTCAAAGGTTTCGTTCTTTGCTGCATAGTCATTTAAAGTCTTTAAGACTTTATCATCATATGACCTTTGAGATAACCTGCCTTCGACTTCCGCTGTAACTTCGGCTCGTATTTGCTTCGCAGCGTTCGCCATATAGGCAGCAGGGTCATCTTCCATCCAATCACGGATTTCGTCTACTGTCATTTTTGATGTGTCTTTATAGCCAGGGTCTTCTGGCTCTTTTTTAAGACTTTCTTCCACTTGCGACCGCAAAGTTTTAAGCTCTTCCTTCATAGCATTCTTAGATTGAATGAGTTCTTGAAAGCGAGGGTGCTTGTCAAACCGGGCATCATCCTCTTGAGCTTGCACTGCTACTTTTTCTTCTTCCGCCTTCGCAGTGCTAATTTTTTCTTCCTCAATCTCCTCATCAGTCTTTTGCGTCTCTTCAGACGATACCGGCATCGGTCTGTCTACCGTGTCGATGAGTCCACTTTGGTTTGTTACGGGTGACGGGGCCGCAATTTCTTCGTTTAGCGTCTGTGTTACGTCTGACATTTATCTTCTCCATTTAAAAGTTTATCTTAGCCCTAAAGCTCGTTTCTGTTGTCGAAACGCTAAGAGCTTCTCTGTTACCACTCTTTCTGAAGGCGGAGGTGCTGGCCGACCAGGTTTTTCCCCGGCTTCCATATGCCTCACCCCTTCACCTTTCATCCATTTTTTATAATTATCTCTTGTTGGGTCTTTTAAAAATTCTTGACAGTGTGGCTTCCCTGAATTTTTTTCAACAACGTCTCGGATTGATTTAATCCACTCAGGTGATTCGCTGGCGAGATGTGCGCCAGGTATGCTAATTATTTTAACCGCTCTCCCACCACATGAAGGGCATGGTGTGTCTTGAGGGCAATCAGATATGTCGAACCCATGCTCTGATGTTTGGTTACATTCTTCACATTGGAAATCATATAAAATCACTGTTTGTTCTCCTAAAAAACAAAAACGGCCTGCGTTAAGATTTTACTCTCAACGAGGCCGTTTGGCGTGGTTGGTTTTAACCCAGCATGAACCTTTAGGGTGATGATGGGTTTATTAATTTTATACCCTTCTTAGGCGCATAGCACTAATGAGATATTAAGTCAAGGTTTTTTATTTATAATTTCTTGAACAACTTCTCTAAAGAGGTTATAATCTGCTTAAACCCTCTTATTAATATCTGTATGATTTGTTTTTCTGTTTCAGTCAAGGTTTTATGTCCTTATTGTTTGAGGTAAGCCCCTTTTCTCGATATGCACCTTGTGTACTACTTGCCGCACTTTTGCCCTTTAACTCTGAATCTGCCCCGCCTGCTTTCTTATGTTTAGCCTCTTTTTGTTTGGTTGCACCTGTTTTAATCTCGTTGATTACCCTGGCTGTATCTCTTTGCCCCTGGCCTTCTGCGTTTTTAATATCTGCTATTGTCTGGGCTTTTTCAATTTCTAATTTAGTCTGGTCAAAGATTACCCCTGCTTTTTTAACTTCTTGATCAACAAACTCTGATTGGATTCTTGCTTTTAATAGCTCTATCTCAATCATTATCTTTTCAACGGTTGCCATCTTTGTTTGGATATCTGCGTTGGTTTTACCAAGCTCTGCTGTCTCTAAAGGATTCTCTGGTGGCTCTTCGCCTGACATAGCTTGAATTATAGCCGTAAATGATGGCATTTCACCGGCACTCTTCTCGAACTCTTTCATATCCATTTGGGATAATTTTTGGAACATCTCAAGCATTTCAGGTGGTACGCCAATACCAGATAACTTTTCAAAAAATTCCCTAAACGGCCCAGCTTGCATACGATCAGTTATTTCTTTAATTTCAACATCAGTCCATCCCATCCTTTTTAATAAAGATTTCTGGTCTATCGCTTGTTTGTCAAATAAAACAATAGCCTCCTCCCGCTCAACAACCTTTGATTTTAGCATTGTCGAACCATGGACAACTGTTAATTTGGCAGGTACAACCAAGTCACGGCCATTAATAACTTGTTGATCTTCACCTATTGGAATCCAACGATCTTCAGTATAAAAATTCATTACATGAGAAAGAAACATCCGGCCACGTTCCCTAACCATCTTCCCGTAGTTGCTTTCCTTACCCTTTACCATGTTTGACGCATGTTCAATTAGGGCAGCTATAGCTTTATACGCTATAACTTCCTGCCCTGGCGTTTGCGCTGTTTCAAGTTCAAACGAGCCTGATATAAGGAAAAATATTTCTTTGTATAAATTAAATGCTGCCATGAGATCAGCGGGCATCTTCGGAGGGTCTATATATTTCAGCCCTTGTGCAGCTTGTTCGTTGGACGGGTTGAGAACGCCAGACCTGTTTGTAATTTCTGAGTTGTTAACCCCTGATGTTATAGGATTAATAAATTTGAATCCTGCCACCTTATCTTTAAATATTGTAAACTGTGTAAGGGTTTTGTTGACTTCGATCTGGATATTTTCAAGTTGCTCAAAATCACTATAGCCCCATGGTTGTGATGTGTCTGTAATAGATTGGGTTAGGGTAAATGGGTATTTATCGTAAAGGTAAGTCTTCTGTGCCTCTTCATCTTCAAGCGTTTCTGAAATTGAAGGGTTACTCCGATCTTCTAAAACAATCTTCCCACCATTACAGGTCGTGATTACCCGTATATTCCCTTTATAGAGAGGCAGCCCATCTTCTCCCACGGTGTAATCTTTCACCCAGCATTCACAGATTAAAAGTTCTGCGCCCTCAGCACTACTCTCGCCCGATAGATTGAGCATATTTTTTACAATACCACCGAACGTAGAAAAATATCCTTTAGGCTGTCCCTTAGTGTTCGCTGTTACTTCACGCCTGGTATCGCCTAATTCTTTTAGAAATTCATCATCTGATGTTATATCATCTGAGAACTGCGGCCATCTACGCCGCGCCTCTCTTACTGACATCGGCCAATAATGGAACACCGCTTCAGCTTTTTGGATATCTTTACACTTCACAGGGTAAAATCCAAAATAGTATGGGTCAATTATCTCCACTTCAACTTCACCCAAGTTAAACTCAAGATCAGGGTTGAAAATAACTTTTTCTATTGTGCACCCATATGTTTCACCGTTAATAACTGACTTTTCAAGGATAGCTTGTTGTTCCGTATCCCCCCACCAGAACTCAGCTATTTTAAGGAGATTATTATAAACATCATCCTGTGCTTCCTCTGGGTTGCCTCTCTTCACAATATTAAATGTAGGGTTATTATCAGTGAGCATATTTACTGTGCGCTGCCGATGGGTAAATAAGAGATTAGCGGTCATAAGAGAAATTTTAGAGGATGGTTGCGCCCAATGTTTGTTCCTGGATAACTCGTAATTTCTATTCCACTTCGCGGGCAAGCCTAAGTTTGACTTGTCTTGGATCACTTCGGCGAGTGTTGTAAATACTTTATAGCCTACTTTTGGGTCCCCACGTTCTGGGAATAATTCTGTTGGGTTAGACATTCGTTTCCCCCTTACAAGCTTTCTGATGATTAGAAAACGCTAACCGGCTTTTAATTTGCCTACCGCATTTTTCACATGTAAATATCTGTGTGTTGGAATTTTGTATAACCTCTATTGGAACATCAATTAAGCCTTTTTCTGTTAATATCTGCCTTGGTCCGCCCTCTTTAATAGCCTGGCTAATATCCTGATGCTCCACTCCCCATGGTAGGTGTGTTCTACCTTTAGGACATTTCATCGACTGCCAATCCACCCCAGGCATCCAAGGGTCAGGGATCGCCCTCTCTGGGTTAGTTGAAGTGAACATATCAGGGGTTAGAGGTAACTTAAGCTTGGGTTCGTCCACTATTGCTATTTCCGAGTCTTCGCTTATATGTGTGCCTTGTAACGAACATATCATACAATGTAATTTCATTATTCAACATCCTTATGTAAACACCTTTGAATTTCACTCTCTTCCGGCTCTTCTTTACTTTTCGGGTTAAACTGTTTTTCAACCAGAGGTTTATCTGTTATTGTTTTACGCCCCATATAATATCCTAATGACACGAATATTAAAGCTGTTAGTAAAAAACACCCTGCATATATCAACACATTATACTGTATTATAAAGTTGCCCATCGTCATATCCATCCTCTTCTCCCCATTCATAGTCGTTTTGTGTTAATGGTGATTGCCTTAATTGCTCTCGGGCTTGATCCTCAAATGGTGTTGTCTCACCTTTTTTAAGTGCGTCTAATCGTTGGTCATGTGATGCTACTCGTGGGGCTGGCATATCTGTAAACTGCGGTATCGTCATAATCGCATATTTCAAAGCATCCCACGCATGGTTGTCTTTATCAATAATTCTTTCCTGCAAATTCTTATTAATCATCACGGTTGCAGAAAAATCAGCAAATCTCAACCGCTGTATTTCCCACCATAACCATATACAATTTTTCATGATCGTAAAGGTTGGTTGTTTTGGGTCTTTCCATGATTTACTATTTAATTTTTCATAACATGCAAAGTCTCGGCCTCTTTGCCCTTTCGATAAAAATACTTTTTCTTGTACGAATAAATCAGCAATACTCATTAAGCCTTTAGCATCCGAGGCTTCTTGTGTCCTATTCCATAAGCTTGGGTCAGCATAAATCGGGAGTTTCTTGGAAAAATATGGGCAACTTTTGATCGCTGTGGCTAATACCTTATACCCTTTCCGTGCTCTAAATTGGTCGTCTGTCTCGTCTGGTTGTCTTGGGGCTTCGTAATATTCCCATATAACCTGTATATTCCCATCATAATCAACTGACAGTACCTCAAAGGCCGAGGGGTTTCGTGTGCCATAATCCAAGCCTGCACATAATCTCATCCCTTCTATTTTCGCAGGTGGGATAAATAACGTCTGCTCGTTCTCTAATAAGTATGGGAAAAGAAGCTGCCCTCCATGAGCATCAAAATCAATCTCCATTTCTTTCCGCCACCGTGGGTCTGTTTTCCCTTTATAGCCCTGTAATTCTCGTTCTATCCATGCTTTTCCTACTTCTGTATTAGGGTCTTTTAGGGGGTCAGCGCTGTAATGTAGCCTGATAACCCGCACACCTTCAGGTGATATGCCGGATTGAATCCCTTTATATTGTGTTGAGGTTAACATGCTGTCGCTATCTCCCCAAACGGCCCAGGGTTGGCTGATGAAATTGCTATCAACTGACCGCCCTGTTTTGCAATCGGTAACATAGCGGTATAGGCTGCCCCAAATTCAGGCTGGAAAGCTGCCTCGTCTGAAATCATAAGAGATGGTGTATATGACCTAATCATATCAGCACCTTCAGGCACACCCCATATTTTTGATCCATTCGGAAATAACAGTTTACTATATGCGCTTTCAATACCTTTATCCTGTAGCCAGGGCGGTAAATGTTTCTCTATAAATGATATCCTGGCTGTGTCCCAGTTTTTCCCTGTCCGGCCTCCTGAGAATACCAGGTTAGCAGCGTCCTCCTCTTTCTTAGATTGTAAAAATATCAGTCTATGAGGTACTGCTTTTGCCAACCACAACGCATAAACACAGCATAACCATGTGAGCATGATTTGTCGTGATTTCGCCACAAAAAAAATAGATTGCTCTTTTGCGTAAAATAAATTTAAGAGATATTCAATATAGGGTTTTTGGGGGAAAAGCTTTACTGGTTCACTTTCATCGTGTTCATCTTTTGTACTGACATAATTAATAAATTTCAGGGGATGGGATAGTGCCTCGGCTCGCTCTTTATAGTGTTGGGAGTCTGCCAACATACCCTCAATCACACCAGGAGCGCAATGACTCGCCAAAATAGCTGCAAAGTTTTCAGGGGATTTATCAGGGGTAGACAGTATCATTTTTTTGTGGTCTCCCACTTATGGAGATATGACATTTTTGTTTGGAAAATCAACATATTACAAAAAAGGGATTTTTCCATTTTTACAGCCTCTTAAGAGGTTAATTTATTTTTTAATCGTTTTCGCTAATTGTGCCCTTACTGCATCGGCATATTCAGAGGGTAATGCTGAAAGGATAGCGTCTAAGGCCGTCATATCAAACCCGTGTTGAATCTTCTCAGTTATTTTCCCCTCAGTACGATCAAGAAATTCCTTTTGTGCTGTGGTGTTGCCTTTTACCGCCATCGCCGCCATCGAATCATATATAGCTGCCCTTGGTGCGCTGGAGTTTTGTTTCCGTAATTCCAAGCCTTCACACCGCAGAGCCGCTATTTCCGCAGGCTTGAAATGTTTTTGAATACCCTGGCGAGTAATACCTACAATTTTCCCCATAGCTTCATCTGTTGTAGGCCATGGATTATCCCAATTTGATAGATATTTCAATATTTCCGCTTTATGCGCTATCTTTGCAGGGCTAATTTTCTAATCCTCCTAAAATAAGTATATACCTGAGATATACAGATGTATATACCAACCATATACCAACAACAAACAATAAAATAAAAAACCCGTAAGAAAAAAACCCAAATTGTCCCACCATTAAACTATATATGTAATTTATCAGACCTACCAGCACCACACCATGATTTTTTATAATGCGCACAAT